TTGCTCTTGAAGCTTCTGCGGAATTTGCACCAGATACGGCTGCCTCATTACTAATACCCTGGATAGCTTTAACAGCATCATCCAACGATACACCAGCATTAGTAAACTTACCGATACTAGCGGTCATGTCAGAGAAAGAATATATGGTTTTATCGGCATATGTGTTAAGTTCATCCAAATAACCATTTACAGTCTTAATATCGGCTCCTGTACTCGCCATGATAGTTTGTACGGAATCCATCTTAAGCTCGTACTCACTAAAACCCTGACTTATAGGTTCTATAGTTAGAGACTTAATCATTCGTTTTCCGGTTTCAACAGCCGAATTTGCAATATTAACCAGGGCAGTTATACCGACTATCTCCATAGCCGACAACTTCTGTTTTACATTGTCAACGGCCTCGCCGAGTCCAGCAAACTTTAATCCTTTTGAAGCTTTTTCAAGGTTATCAAGCGACTTATCAGCACCGTCAAATCGAAGAGCTTTCTTCAGGCGATCCAACGTACTCATACTTGTTTCGACATTCTTCTCGAAATCTTTGTTATCGAACCGCATCTCGACGACTTTTTCGTCAATTGTGGTACTCATACCTTAATAACCTCCTTCCATGCCTCATTAGCGATACTCTCAAAAACAGGTTTTAACGCGGGGTTAATATAATCTATACCCTCAACGTAACCGCCAGTTCCAGTGCCGTGCCCATACTGCAATATTATTGCAACCGACACATCTCCAGCCATGTTTGAATTATAAAAACCAATTCGCACTTGACCATCTTCGTTTTGAATCTCGTATCTCCAAGACTTGGCGGTTCTGCCTGAATCTTTAGGTGTTGCAGCAGCCAATGCTTGGACTCCTTGCAATCCGTATTTGTTAAGGAACGCTGTGTCTTTTATTGTTTTAATCATATGTTTCATAACTTTTACAGTTTTTCCAAAATCGCCTTTTTGTAAAATTTTGATTCCCATATGATTCCTCACAAAAATAGAGAAATATTACATCTGGTACGTAAGCCTGAAAATGTTATGGTTGTGGACTCGCGCCGGATTGTAATATTTCTCTAAAGTTTATAAGCATACTAACTCCATTTTGAAGTTTGTAATGCATCTTATGAAACAAGATACCAATCGCCTTCGAAATGAGCAGCTACCCATCTCGAATCACTGGAAATCTTAACCCATGTGTCGTTGCCGCTCTTAGTTACATCATAACATTTTACCTTAGTGCCGTATGAAATAGCATCGACAACTTTATAGTCTTTACTAGGACCGGTTCTAACATTCAAACCATACTTAGTGTTTACCATATAAGTATTACCAACGGTAAAGCCATCAATGGTTTTGGGTGTTGATCCTTTATCGACGTATCTTTCACTGTCATACTTAGCAGCTATCCAACCAGAAACCGGATAATCAATCCGCATCCAAGTATTTCCATAAGCATCCCTAGTCAGCCCTCTACAAATAACCTTTGTTCCGGGATTAAGAGCTGTGACAATATCAGAATTATCCACCGTTGCTTTTACTCTTGCATTAAGAGTGTCTTTACACACGACTTCGTACTCTTCACCAACTGTATACCCGTCAAGAGTTTTGGGATCGGGATCAGGTCCCGGTTCGTCAGCGGCTGCAGAATAATCCGGATAACCGAATCCATAAACACCCCACGATTTTGTATCGTAATTTTTATTAATGGTTCTAGTAGCAACTTCAGTACTGTCCTTACCGGAATTTCCTTCGATAGTTGTTACATAATTGCCATCAACCTTCCATACGATACCAACGTGACAAAGCTGAGCAAGTCCTTCGTACTTATCGTTATGGTAAAAAATAATGTCTCCGGGATGCGGTTCCTTTCCCACACGGTTAACTTCCATGAGGCATCTATAAAGATATTGAACAACCGCCGAAAGTTTTCCATACTGACTCGAATGGTTCAGCATCTTACTAGCGATCTTCTCCTCAAAACGCTTAACAAATAGCCATGCTACAAATATAGCACACCAATCATTGTAATCTTTCTTTCCATTGAACCAATCCGTCCAAATGGTGTCGAAATCATGCGCGTATTTGTTTCCGTTCTTACCGTGTTCTTTATAACCAATCTGACTTTTGGCTAATTCCAGAATTTCATTTATAGCCTGTTCTACAGTCATACATTCCTCCTTAACCTTTGGTGTTGAACTTCTTTCGTCTAGCAGCATTTAATGCCGCATTTCGACTCAGTAGTTCATTTTTACCCATCTTCTTCTGAGGCTGATTCTTTATGCTGCAAATTCTTATCAATGTTAGCAATCTGTTTAAATGCCACTTCTGACATTCAAACGGAATATTAGAAGCAACCATCCAATAATATATTAATTCGGACGTTATGATCTCACGATTAGGAGAACTGTGATCGTTTCTAAATGTTGTTGCGGTCATCGGATCATCGATGTAGTCCCTTATCTGAAATATGTTTTCATTAGTAAGCCTGTTATACACGTCCGGATCAACATTTTGTGTTAGGGTCATTGCTCTAATATAATCTATTGTTTCTTCGCTAGTCTTCTCTTCTCTAGAAAGAAACGGTTTATGGTATTTGGCTTCCCATTTTGAAATTGAAACCAAAGAATGTTCTAAAGTTAGATTTTGTGCTTTTTTGTTGACAAATATCTCGTTCTTTTCATCCCATCCTTCGAATTCTGGAATCCTAATTTGAAGCATTATCGTTCTGTCGAGCCTTGTTCACTTTTTCAGCAAGGTTCTTCGGAATGAGTGCATTGCAGAAATCTGCCATCTTCTTGGAATCCTGAACCAACTCCATATACAGAACACTATATGCATCTGTCTGCGTGAACTGCCTGGAAAGTTCCTCGGATTTCTCAAATCTAACACCATCAGCCGACTTAACGCCATAAGACTTAACAATAATATCCTTAAACACTTTGGCGATGGATGGGATGTCTTGGGCGTCGATTATAGACTGAAGCATCTGGGCATATCCGCCATTTACACTGAGCTCCATTTCGGCTAATTCTGCTTCACTAAAATTGAAATAGAAATCGCCAGTTCTTTCGTTACCGTTGTAATCATGGTATTTAATAGTTTTCTTTAACATTATTCTTCTCCTTTCAAAGTAAAAAGAGGAGAGGTTTCAAAAAATGAGACCCCTCCTCTAATAAAGAAAAAATGGCAGTTAATTAGCCATTCGGCTTCTGATTATTAGACTGCGTAGGATTAATGATCGAATTAACTTCTGCAGGAAGCGGAAGTCGAGGATCTGTTCCTTCAGCACCACCAGTACCATCTGTTCCATACAGAACATCTTCGATAGCTTTCATCTTATTAGCATCCTTAACCTTAACGCTATCAATGATCAGATGCGCTGTAGGCTTATAACCCGGAACCTCAACCGGAGTAGTTGTGATGGTGTAAGAGAATGTGATCGCTTCAGGCGAGTCATTGATCGAAGAATATCCCTTATCTGTCGGGGAAGCCAGAGCGCCATAAATAAGATGGATCTTGTATCCCTTATCGGTTCCGTCTGTATCATTACCGATCTTTGTTCTATAGCAGAAACCAAAGGACTTTCTCTTCTGCTGCGTGATGATTACACCATCAGACATAGCAGCTGATCCATCGCACTCTGCGAACTCATCCGGATATGTGTAACACTCGATTGTTGCGCCAAACTCCTCAGCACTCATAAGATTGAGATACTTAATGTTGTCTGCCCAAAGAGGGGTTGCCTCTGCTCCGGACGGAGCCTCATTTACAGCTGTAAGACCGTTCCATGCAACGCCTGCCTGATAAGCACCGCTACTAAACGGGAACAATACACCCTGATCGACACCTGTCTCATAAAAGCGTTCGCCAGTCCGATCCCAAATAATTTTAGGCATAATTTTATCCTCCTTAAAAATATAATGTATAAACGAAATGATTTAAGTTATCGGCCGTGTAAAACCTATCCCATGAACACATTGGTAACTGTCCAATCTTTTCAGATAGTTCACTATCCGGATCATAATCGATAACCGTCAACGTGTAACTATTTTGTTTTAAATATTTGATGTTGTCTGCGTTAATATTGTCTTTTCGATTGTAACTATACTTAACGCAAGGGTATTTCATCTTAACACTAGGGGGTGCCTGAAAATATACTTTAATGTCAGGCCCAACATACTCTTGCAAAAAAGTCTGTAGATCACTCTGGGTCTTTCCCATTGTAAACACCCCCTAATGTAAGAATCATACGGGGGTAAGTAGATGCATCCACACTGGTAACGCTCCACTTAGCCCCCATATACTCAACATACCTAATGCCCGCTAAATTCTCAATGGCAAAACCGTTTGCAATTATGCTAATCTGATTGGATAATGTTACATTATCGTTAACTCCATCAGATGACTGAAAACTTTTAGAGTTTCTAAGAACGTCTCCGTAATACTTCTTTTCCACCGGATTAGGTACCCAAACGCCCGGCTGCACTTCTTCCGTAACTATGAACCCAATCATTCCACAGAATTTTGCCATTTTGATTTTCTCCTTTACTCCTCAGGATCGGCAACCGCTGCGATGGTTACATTTCCGTCAGATCCTACGTAAGTAACCGATCCAATACTGGACGACTCTGCATAACTTACCGGCTTGAACATGCCAGTCGCGGACTTAATTACACATCCCTTAATGAAGCAGTCAAAAAGCTGACTGGTTGTGAGCTGATTCTCCTTATCAGCATCAGCATAAGCCTTATTGTCGCCACCATCGTAAACGACGTAGTTAGAAACATATACATCCTTAAGATCCTGATAAACCTTATCCATTAGTTTTATCCTCCTTAAAAATACTAGTTAGCCTCGCAGAGTGCGATTGCAGAATACGGCTTGGTAAGTGCACCAGAGCAACGTGTCTCGATCAGGTACTTCTGGGCATTGTAGTCGATGTCGAAGTCATCAAACAGGTTAACTGCTCCACCCTTGTCTGCGCCGACATTATAGTCGTTCAGGTTAACGATGATACCGAGAAGAGCTCCACCATTCTTACCATTTACGTTCTCCATTACCGGAACAGTAACGATCTTCTTTACACGCAGCTTACGAGCCAGTGCAGCCTCATCCTCATACAGAGAATGACCGATGGAATCCTCAAGGAGCAGACACTCGGTGAGAACATCCTCTGTGGTGTACAGAACCGGACTACCGGATCCCTTGTAGTTCTTACGGGCACGAATAGCCTGCTTGATGAAGTTCTTATACTTGATCGTGTCATCACTCTGATCGATATCTACGGTGACCTGAATTGTGAACAGCTCCTCGTCGAAAGCAATCGGACGGATGCAATCTTCCTTGATCTTGTCGTCAGAAGATGCCAGACGGCCATCACCGATAAGATATGCACGAGCCAGTTCCTCATCCAGCATGATCCGCATCTCACCCTTCAGCCATGCAATCACATCGAAGTCAGTGATGTCAACCACATCATCACGATCCAGCTTCTGCTTCTTGTAAACGGTTGTCGGGGAGGTTGTTCTCTTAAGCAGGCTGAACACCTCTTCCTTCTTCAGCTTACCCTTAATATAACCCTTTGCTCTTGCGTCATCTTCGGTAATGTCCGCAAACTGAGACTTGATCCGGCTAAACGGTGTGTGATGAACGCCACTCATAACGTCAGTAACCCAGCCAGTATCTCTCTTGATCCAGTCGGGCGGGTTATTCATCGTCTTTGCTTCCGGGAACAGGTAATCGATGTTCTCGATACCATGCTGCAGAGCGGACTCTTTCATAGAGCCGTATCTCTTAGCATCGCTGATTACAGCCATCATCTCGGAATGAGAGATAACATCAACATCATCCTGCATATCCTGATCAAATACATTATGCTTCATTTCTTCTTTTTCCTCCTCGTCGTCGTTTCCTCCGCCCTGTGCCTCTTCTACAGCCTGGCCAATAAGGGCATATACTACTGTTTTCTGCTCCTCGTTAAGTGTATCGAACACTTCCTGAACTGTTTTCTCTTTTCCTGAATCTGCCATATTAGCATTCTCCTTTTTAGGTTCTTCTTTTGCTTCTTCCGGTTTATTATCTTCTTTATCTGCGTGTTCCAAGCAAAGATCCTCTCCGGTATAGATAATAGCTTCTGTAGCTGAATCGGAATCTTCACTATGTTCAAGAACAGCATCAATAAATGCTCCAGGATTAGCTCCAGCGTGAACAAGGCTTACCTCTCGAATGGTTCCATGAAGAACATTTCCACCCTGCTGCTGAAGCTGATTTGCATAAATGGAAAGTGCAACAATATCGCCATGTTGTACCAATGCTTTGGCGACTGCTGCCGTTTCCGTATCATTAAATGAACAATATGCATACACACCCTCATTACGATTCTGAAGAATCGCATGACCGAGTACATTATGTGGATCATTGTGCTGATGATTCCAGACAAGTGGTACCTTCATGCCGTCACAATCTTTAAATGCATCACGTCGGATTGTTCGTCCATCAGAACATTTAAGATCGTTTCTGGTAGCCCAGCCACAAAAATCGTAGTCGGTTTTACCCATTTTGATTTTTCCTCCTTTATTTTTTCTTTTTCTTTTTTTTACTAGGGTTTATAAAACCAGATTCGTTTCTGATCTTTTCAATCTCTTGTTTAATGGTATTCTTATAAAAATCAGAAAGTTCTTTTCTCTTTGTTTGGGAATTTGTTCTTACTTTATCGGTTTTATTACCCAATTCAGTTTTTACTTTATCGGTTTCATTACCCAATTCAGATTTTAATTCATCTTTTTGTTTAGCATTCTTTTCTTTTAATCGCTTTATCTTTCCCTGGAGTTGTTTCCTTATCGGATCATTCTTACTAGTAGAGTTTATCTGATTTCTTATTTGTTGAATTTGGATATACATATTATTCGCATGCTGTTCCAATTTCTTTTTAGAAATCTCAGATAACTTACTTATTTCCGATTTAGCATCATCAGATAACTTACTTATTTCCGATTTAGCTTCCTCCTTGTTTTTTTCTAAAGCTTTTTTTCGTTCTTCTGAAATTTTATTACGAACGTATTGAGTCGCTTCTTTTCCTTTATCGTTTAGACTACCTTTTGAACTTGAATTTCCCTTTAATTTTTTATGTTTCTCATAGTATTCATGAGCCTTTACTGGATCATAATATTGACTAGCGTAATGCGCTAATTCATCAAGCTGGTCAAGCTCTGTGTCAATATTATTTAATTGTTCCTCAGGATTCTCCTCATCCACAATATCCTGTTCCACTTGGGCATTAGATTCACTAATGTTTGAATTGTGAAGCTGGTCGGCCTTTGGATCATCAGAAGGTCTCATGCCTATGATCTGACGAATCTCGTTAGAAGTCATGACTTCATTTCGTGTCATCTTATCTGTAATCTCAGCAATCTGAGATACAGGAACAAGACTGAACGGATCTCTGAAGAATTCTATGGATTGATGTTGTGACCGAGCGGTCTTTGAAAGAAACTTTCGTTTCATTTCATCAGCTATAGCCGAAACTATAGGCTCTATGGTTCTAGTATAGTAGTTGAGCATCGTAGCTTCGTTCGCTGTCCCATCCAAAATCTCCTGAGTGATCCCTAACTGGCTGTATAGCATACTCGTTAAGTATTCAATCTGTTTCATTAGGTTGTTCTCAACTGGACGATTAAGCTGCGTTATATGCTCAGTTCCATCGGTGTAGGCAATACCATACTTGGAACCTTCTAGCTGTTTGACAATGTCTGCTCTGCGCTGTTCGGCTTGTTTTCGCCGTGCATCCGTTTTAATGATGTATGGTAACTGGATAATAAGATCCAACTTACCAGCGCTACTCTGTTCATCAACCGCATCTAACAAACTAAGTTTATGAATTAATCTCTGCATTGTAGAGTTCGGTTCATTAATCACTGCGTACAATGGATTTTCCACAATAGCAGCGTTTCTTTTTGGTACCGTAATCTCTTCCCTTTGCCCGGTGCGTTCATTATAAAGTGATACCCGAATATAATATGGATACCATTGTACAATTTTACCGGTTCTCATCGTAATAATCTTATACGATTCCGTTAAATCCGGACTATCAATGGTGTCAACCGGAACAATTGCAACACATCCCTCGTCGAACATGGAAAGAACAATATCTTGCTTGAATGATCGGGCTGTCTGATCTAAGTTCGCTTCAACGGTCAAACAGTTATTAAGATCGGAATCTATAGTCTCCAAATATCTTCCATCATCATCCTGTTTAACATGACGAATGTCGATAGCGGCGCAATCCATAGAAATGCGATTGTATACCGAAGTCACCATTGTACGTTCGTTACCACGTGTTAGTCGAACACGATCCGGCCTATAAGAAAAAGACCCTCCATAATTGAAGTAGTCCTTTGTCGGATCTTTGTTTAAAAACACATTCCAAGCTTTCTTAGCTCTGGAAAACAATGAAAGTTTCTCCATTTTGAATTTTGACCTTTCCGTTACATGTTATCTTTTATAAATTTCTTAACAGCAGATGGCTCTTTTATTCCTAATAAGTAAGCTTTATCTTTTAACGATTGTGATTTGACTAGTTTTTGAGCTTGCTTACCACCCTTCATATACTTCTTAATGTCTTTTTTGTTGCTCATGCCCGTAAGTTTTGTTCGATCTAACAATGACTGCTTGCTGGCAGCAGCTTGCTTTACTTTGTCAGATTTAATTCTTATTTTCATATTCTTTTGAGCATTGGTTTTACCGGAAAACAAACCTGATAGAATTCCTTTTCCATTAGAAACTCTACGATCATCGCTCATTAATTGCTGATTCATAAGATTTTTAGTTTTTTGAGAATCAAAGTACTTTTTACCGGCATAAGCTGCTCCAACAACAGCTGCTGCAGCGACGGTAGCGACCAATATCTTTTTCATAGTTTTCTTCTTGTCACTTCCGCCATTATCTTGCTGCTGTTCTCTCTTTTTTCCTCTAGCTGTTAAAGTACCGTCTTCGTTTTGAAATCGTCTAAGGCCCCATTTCTGGCCTTTAATTCCGTGATGATATAATTCACCATTATATGAATACCAGATCATTTAAATATCACCTTCCTAAAATTTTCTTACCAATAAGTGCCAATTTAGAAAACCTAGTAGAACCAACTGTAGTCCTAGAAACATCTTTCAACGCGACTGCTTTTTGATCAAACACGATTGTTGGGAGCGTCGTCTTGTATCGGCCATACAATGCATCATTTGTATCAAGTACGCCTTGATAGCCTTTGTCGCCCATGGCCTTAAAAAACTTGGCTCTCTGTGTTTGAATATCTTTTCCTTGCGCTGGAATTGTATAGTTGAACATTCTATACATCCGGCCTAGATCTTCTTCTGTTGGTTTTTCGCCTCTATCGACTTTTTCGAGCGATTCTCTAGCTTCTCTATATGCCTTAAAACCGTACTTTGCGTCGACAAAATTTGCACGCATTCGATCTTTATCGGTTACATAATTGTAAAAATCTCGATTGTTAGCGTAAAGATCCTTAAAACCTCTATTGAGGAATCTTCACTAGCGATCTTGAAATCTTTCTTAGCCTCGTTCGTTATTCGGTACTTTAAAAACTCGCCTGTACCGATTTCATTACCTTTTTCATCAAATATAGGTTGCGGGACTTTCTTATTGAATAGTGCGTTATACTGATGAGCATCCCACTTATTTACAGCGGCATAAAACATGTCGGTATCTTTAGTTCTATTTGGGTCATATGATAAGGTGGTTATCTTAGTGCCCTTCTTAAGAACCTCATCGAAATG